CGGGCGAGAAAATGGGATGCGAAGTGCTGGTCCTCAGCACTTCAAGACAATGTTTTTGGACAAAAGCTTAGGCCCTCGTACGGTCGGAAGGTCGATTTTCCTTCTTCGCCTCAGTGGGTCACCACTTCTTTGAATATACACTCACAAGAGGAGGATCGTCAATCCCCTGCACTGTTCACTTCTGATCAAACTCAACCATTACTTATCATATTCATGCAGCACATGTTGCTCTTTGCTCTCCAGCTCACCAATCACTCAAATCGCCGCTCCAGTCAACGCTGTCACCACCAGCTGCGTCGCGCCCGGCGCATTGTTCGCGGTAACATCGAACGAAGCCGTCGCGGCGGTTGCCGTGAAAGTGGTGGCGGTCGCGTTGTCGACCGAACCGTTCCCTGCTCCCAGATAGGTTTTCTGGGTACAGCCTACGTACGTTCCAAGCGTGAGTGTGGCCGAGTTTGCACAAATAACCAGGGCAAGATACTCCTGGCCGATGATCAAACCCGACATGGTCATCACTGTGAGAGCCTGGGTGATCGCTATCGACCCAGTTGCCACGCCGTTCAGCAGTGGACTTGCGACCGTTCCCGCAGCTGCAGTCATGATCCCGCTCGTCGCTGACTGTTCGTAGAGCGGCGTCATCAGGATGATGTCGTACTCCACGTACAGCTCGCCCGTCACCGCTGCCGCCGTTGTCACCCCCTGGTTGATCGCGAAGAGATTTCCCACATCGTACAGCTTGATGTCCGTGTTGGCAGGCACGGCACCAGTTCTGACATAGTAAGTCTTCTCCTTGGAAAGATCTTCCTTGAGAGAGGTGTGGCAGCAATTCTGCCATGGGGGCGCACGGACCGACCCTCGATAGGCCAGAGCTTGCTGTTTGGTCAGCGGGGCAGCATCCGAAGCGTCGTAATCCACAGCCAACACTTGAGTCCCCCCCAGTGAGGAGGGCGCTTCCGTCTCGTAACAAAACTTCAGCTTGTTGAACTTGTAGGATTCGAAGTTCGCGGCGATCTTGCTCAACCAGGGGAAAGTTCCCGCCTGGCCAGGGTTGCACGGCAAATTGGCCGCCACATTGAACAGTGACGGATTGGCATTCTGTGCTGTCAGATCCTGAATGTACTCCCGATGAACAATGTGACAATCTCCATTCCGGAGCGTGTTGATCTTCGGTCGCGCAGTCTTCTTGACCTTCCCTTGCGCTACGCCCACAGTCGCCATGGCACCTTGATTGCCCATGTTCTGATTGTCCTGACGTTGCGCGGCATTCGCTCGCTTCTTCGCTCGCTTGCTCTGCACCACTTGCATGGGCTGGTTGCCCTGCTTGGTCTGTTTGTTCTTCTTGCCTGTCATGTTGCATGCAAAAGAATTGTACCTGTTTATACGATGGTAAATCGCGCATCCCGGCCAGCTTATGCAGTGCGGCAAACACATCCATTTTGCGGAACTCTACTTTCGGGAGTCCAAAACGAGGGTGATAAAGGCATCTCACTCCTCCGCTATGAAGGTCTGCGGGCAGGCTGCTTACTGTAAGCAACTCCGCCTCGAGGTCCTTCCACTCCGGAACCGGGTCGTCAAACCCCCGCGAGAAGCACAAATCCTGCAATGCAAGCAGAAAAGCTCCTTCCTCAACTGGGGGCAGCACGTACGGGGTCTTCTTCAACATTTGATACCAACTCTTGCTCTGATGCAGCAAGCGCTTGGCTTCGGCGAAGTCCGGAGGGGTCAGGCCAGCGGCACTGGCTAATCGGCGCATCAAAGCACAAAACGCCGACCCAATGGGGGTTCTCAACATCCCTTCATCAGTTGAGATAGCAGCGGCATGCATCTCCATATGGGCACTTCCCCCGTAGATCTTTTGAGTGTCCGGAAAGAGACAGAAGGTCTTGAGCCAACTCATCGGGCACCACTTCAATGTCTCTCCATCAGGCACAAACAATCCTCCGAGGTATGTGCGACGCGTAACTTTAGAGAAACGGGACACTGATCCCTGGTCCAACTCCCACTCCAAAACATGGCCGTTCAATGTACCAGCCTCGTGAATGAGTCTTCCTAATTCCTCAGGGTCTTCGGCATCACCGACAACCCACTGATCCCATGCCAAACACACGAACAACAATTGGCAAAACACAGCTTGAATGGAAGTGGCGGGGTTCCCTGTAACGGTACTAACCTCCTTGGCCTCCCAAAAGAACCTTTTGTCGGACGGTTCACCTACCACCACCAGCTCCCTCAATCCCTTGCACCGGGACAGGAACTTCTTGGCTTCAGTCTCCGACAGGCCTCCAGATCGCATCAAGTCAACGAAGCACAGCTGCACGTCAAGGCCACACGTCAAATCACACGTTGCCAAATCGTAAGCTCCAAACCTCGCCTTCTCACCCACCCACCCACGCTTATGGCAAACGAACATCATGATGTTATCGTCGCCTAGCGCCAACATGTGGAAGCCATCCTGGTGACAGCGTTCATTGATCCACGTATCCAGCAAGTCCGCACGTGAGTCCAACATGTAGGTGAAAGTGAACAAGTGGCCTTCTCGGCGCATCTCGAACGGTCTTCCAAAATTGTGTTTCCACACCAGAAGCCAGCGCATGAAATCAAGCTGGTCGGCATCGATCGGAAAAATCGGCCGTGTCTTCACAGTGTCGTCGTCACCCAAATCGGAACGGACAGGCAGAACTTCGTCTCCTTTCCCTACAATCGGCTGGACGGGGACCTTAGGATTCACCTCCTTTTCCAACAAATCCAAACGCTCCATGTACCACTTTGTCTTTTGCAAACCAAACTCCTGTCCAATAATATACTGGCGGAAGTCTGCAACCGACATGGGTTCTACTGCGCGGAAATGCGAGAAGATGTAC